TGCAAATCTTTTATCAAATGCGTTTCTTCTTTTGGTATAATTTTCAAAATTTTATCAATAATTACAATAACATTTCTTCCTTCTTTGCTATTGCTCATTGAATAATATAAACTCGTATCTTTACACCTTTGGACATTTAAGTTCGCACAATAAAGTGCTAACAAAAAAGAGGTTCAAAGTTGGGTCTTTTCATACCCGCATAAAGTTTGGTTATAAGCACTCGTTGAAGCACTTTGATTACTTTTTATTTCTCTACATAAATAAGTTGGTCTTTCTATGTTATTTATCGCATTCTTTGCTATTTTGTAGATATTTGATGAACCGTTACGGTCTCTGTTCCACGACCCACAACCGCTCTTACAGCGTAATAGTCCGTGAATTAACCGTAATTCATCTTTGTTTTTCTTTTTATTTGGATGGGTTCTCACCATAAACTTCTCACATACTCCACCATCGCATTTGGAACATTTACAACTACTTCTAAACTCATCAACCAAAAACACATTAAAGTTATTTTTTCTAAACAAGGTTCGTATTCCCTTTCCTAATGTTGGTTCTTTGTATTTCATTTGTTTTCTTTGTTCCCAATCGCCTATACAAATCACAACATTATCAGCATTACCATATGCTTTTTTGAAATTACTAATCATCTGTTCCTCGTTTCGTTTGATATTTATGTATTTACCAAACTTCAACTTACGGAATAATTCTTTACGATAATACTGAAACAAAATATGGTTTATTCTATTTTTTTCTCGCAGATATTCCTTATATTTTGTAATTTGTAGTGATTTACGATTGAAATGTGATAATTCTGTTTCATATTCTATAATTGTTTTCCCTTCAATCTTATTGGTTTTCATAGCGAGAATAATATTGTTGTATTTTTTTATTTTAGTTTCTTTCCTTCGTTGATTTTGTGAATACCGAAATACATTCGCATCTTTGGAAGCATCATCTACGCAATAAATTAAATCTTCTTTTCCTGGATCGACGCCTACAATTTTTTTATCACGCAAAATAGAATAATCGTCCAACTCATCAATATACAACTCTTTTGATATTCCTTTCTTCATCATAGGTAGTTTTTTTCCTACTAAATCGTCTCGCAAAAGTAAAATACTCAATCCAATACCATCGGTAGAAACCATATGGTGAAATGAAAATCCTGTTTTATGAAACATCTTGCGTTCTGTTCTAAAAAAGAACTTCCAAATCTTATCTTCGTTCTTTTTCAGTTCTCCATTTGTCTTGAAAAATCCCTTTGTTCCGTGTTCTTTTCTCAATAACAAATTAACTAATGTAGTTGTATCTAATCGTATGTATTTCGGTGTGATTTCACTTCGTAGTGGAAAAACATTATTAACACTTTCGCCATCATTTTCAACTTGTTTCATCATAAAAATCATACAAGGAAAATATTCCATCGTTTTACATTTCAGGTCATACATTACGCTATTTTTCTCAAACTTGTTTCTATATGGTAAAATGTTTTGTTTTTGTTCAGCAATCCATTTATGGTAATGGTGATTTGATTGGTATGGTTTCCCATCCACATTCAATAAATCATTTTTTATTTTTCGTAATTCGGCACAAAGATTTCTTACTCGTGTCTCGCGCTCCTTTTGTGTTTTGCCTAATTTCCTTATCTTATCCACAATCATTTTCTTTTTCCAAACAACATTTACATATCGTTCTACATATTCCACATAATGTAATTGAATATTATTCTCATACATCGTAATAACATCCTCCTTTAAATAATCTAATACAGTATTCAATCCAGTATAATCAAATGGATCGTTTTGTGTTAATGGTAAATAATGTTGATTGTAAAAAGTAGTAAGTTTATCTTTCATTTCTATTGTTTCATTTTTTGCTGGTTTTCCTCTCTTTTCAGTTTTTTCACCACAAACAACTTTCATAGAATTATTGATAAGTTCTTTGCTTATTACTGGTAGTGTTTGATTATTGTTTTCGTAATAATCTAATAAATACAATTTGAGAAATTGTAATGTGTGAATAACAATTTTGTTGGATTTTACAACAGCATCATTTAATATTTTGGTATTGATTTCGGGATGTTTCAAAACACTTTTAAGTGAGGTTTTAATGGATTTGAAAAACTCTGGTGGTTTCTCTTTTGCCTTTTCCATTCTATATACTATACAAAGATATTATTTTAAGTAAGTTTCCCTAATTATAATAAATTAAGTAAAAATCCCTAAACTTTCGTAAAAATATATATTGGCGATTTTATCCATTTTTCATTTACTTTGAATTGTTGCTCATTATTTTCTATTATATATTTGGATTTGAGAAGATTTTTAATAATAGACAACCAAGGGCGTTTTATTCGATTTGGCTCTCCAACCGCTTTCATATTGTTAAAAGCAAACCATTTTCGTATTTCTGGTATAAGTTCCATTATATGCTTTTGTATTTCTTGATTTTTGTCTAATTCATATAGTGTATATGTGTTTTTATTTTCCAAATCTAATATGCTAATAATTTTGTCTATAATATCATCTTGTTCTTTTTTATACAATTCACTTTTTAGTCGCATTATTTATATAATTCACATAAATAATTTTTATATTTTTTATGTAAATAATGATTACGAACGGCATACAGGACACAACCGAATATTAGATTCGTTTTCATATTTTTCATTTTTGTTATCTTCCCAATTATCATAATCTCTTTGATATATCTCAATTAATGGATAATCATTTTTCCACTTTGGATTTTCTGGATCTTCATCATATTCATCTTCTATATCAGGATATGGGAATATTGGTTGTCCTGTCTCGTCACCATAGATACATCTTTTGAAACATTCGATACATACCATATGATTACATCTTGGGTATGATATACCTTTTTTATGTTCAAGACATACAGGACATTCAATATTATCAAATGTATTTAATATTCCTTTACCTGTTTGGGTATAATCACCACTTCTCCAAGTTCCAAACATCATATGACAATTAGTACATAAATAATTTCCCTTACATTCAAACCACCATTTTGGTAAAACTGCTTGACAAACTTCATAATTTTTACATTTTATTCCCCCGCCGTCTTCTTTTGTATATTGACAATCATATGCTATATTATTATTTTCATAATCAAAATCTCGTTCCATATTTGTTGCTATATAATTTATATAAATAATTTTTAAGTAAATTATAACTTTAATTTTTTAATCTACACTTACGAGTTGATGGTTTTCGCTTATAAATCATATCCTCTTTTATTCCGTAAGCATATTGAAAATAATTCTTATAATTTTCTGGTTTCACTTTATCTATCGCTTTATTAATATTCTTTTCCAGTCCTTCAAATGTATATACATCTCGATTTTTCTTAATATATGTTTTTATCTGGTTAAAATACATTTCAACTGCGTTTGTAACTGGACTATACGGTATGGTAAATAAATATTGATTACCACTTTTTAGTATTGCTTCTTTTACCATATCATTATTATGACTTTTCGCATTATCTAATATGATGAGATGGTCTTTATATTTAGGTTCTATTTGTGTTTCTATAAATTCTACCATTCTTTCTTTGGTTGTTCCACCTTTTTCATAAAATATTTTTCCTACGCATTTTGAATTATTGATAGCAACTAACAAAGTAAAACTACGAAATACAAAATTATTATTTGTTTTGATTACACAACGCTTACCAATATAACATCTACTATATGAAGGTTTCAAATGAGAACCAACGCTGGTTTCATCCAAGCAAATAATCTTATCGAGAGGATATTTATGAACTTCATTATAAAATGCTTCCATTTCTTTATTTTTGTCAGTAAGTTGTTTTCTGCGTTCTTTTGGATAATGTTGATGACGAGTTCGTTTTCGTGTTCTATTGTTTGCTCTAATAACTCTACCTAAATGGCGTCTGGTAATATCCAAGTCCTTATATTTTTGTTTCATAGAAAATAAAAGTTCATCCATCGTAAGTTGTTCGTTCTTATCAATCATATTTACAGCACTTCTAACTTGTTCTTTATTTATCTTGTATGATATAGGTTTTCTATTTTTTCTTGTAATATTTTTAGTATTTCTATATCTATCAATCCACCCTTTTAGTGTGCTTTTCTTACAATCAAATATCTCACATACTTTATCCATACTATCATTATGTTTCAAATAATATTTAACCGCACCTAATTTATAATCATCACTTTTGTATTTATTCATATAATAAATTAAGAAAAAATACTCATATTTTGTGCGAACTTAAATGTCCAAAGGTGTATATTATTATTTTATTTCAATTGAAATTCACGACAATTTCTACTTTCTCCTTTTTGATACTCTTTGACGCAGAAACTGACAATTCTTCTCTCTTCTTGCGCGTTTTGGAATTACCTCCATCTGCCAAATTTTCCTTACGTTTGCTTGTACTATTGCGATTATTCATATCCTTCTCAATAGTTTCATAATTGTCTTCAATATATTGAATCACCTTGTTATCCAAAGTCCACTTGAAAAAATTAAGTTGTCCAATTGTCGTTTCA